CGTAGTCATTCTCCGCGAGCGGCAACTCGTGCCAACCGGCGTCGTTCGGTTAGCTCTTTGCTGCGTTGCTTCTTGCAGGCTATGCAAAAGCGACCGGGGTGATCACCTCTAGCTCCTGTGTTTTCTGGGGTGAATTCGTGTCCATTGACGCAATGAGTTGCGTCGCGGAATTTGCTGTAATGCGTGCCGTGTCGGACAAGATCTTTGTTGTTCTCACTGTAGGTACCCCATTTGAGGTTATCGGCGCGGTTGTTCAGCTTGTTGCCATCAAGGTGGCGGCATGTCCATCCGGTTGGCTTTGGCCCGTGGAAGGCCGTTGCTACAACAAGGTGGACGAACGTGTGATTACCACGGCCTAGATTGACCTGTTGGTATCCGCGGCTATCCAGGGGTGTCTTGAGAAGGCCAGGGCGTTTCTTCTTTTTGTAATTGAGACTTCGAATCAATCCGTGATTTGAAACCTCATAAAGTCCTTCAAACCCCACAACCGGCAGCCATGTCTGTTCGGCTGATCCACCCATCGGCTGTCTCCTATCTGGTGACGGCTCCATCAAACCCTTAAGGAGTATACATGGCCGCGCCAAGTGGGGCCTATACTTTGATCCGTGCGGCGGTCACCACGTCGACCGCCATTACTGTCAACCAGGTTCTGGTACCTGTTGTCACCGCTGCTGAGTTCACCCGTGTGTGGTGCAACCAGTCGACTGTGACCACGACCAACCAGACCCGTCTTCAGCTGAACCGTAACTCGACTGCCTGCACCGTCACCTCGACGGCTGCTGTCGGCTTGGCCAACGGTATGCAGACCTCCAAGTGCGTCAACGGCACCTCGGCGACTGGCATCACCGCCACCATTGAGGGCACCGTGACCGCGACCGTGTGGTCTGAGGGCTTCAACATTGTGAACGGCATCCTGTACCTGCCGGTACCTGAGGCGCGGTTCTTGATCGTGGGTTCTGCCGCTGGCTTCGTGGGTGTGAAGTTCCCGAGCGCTCCGGCGTCCGCGGACTATACCACAGGGATAGAATGGCTTGAGTACGCTGCATAGTATCGGTTAGCAGGAATTGGTTGATTCATGACCCTGTCGTAGGTACGATGGGGTCATGAACCTTCCACTGAAACATGGTGTTTGTGAACTTGACGAGGATGCTTCGTCGTTGATTGAGCCGTTCTATTGGTGGAGCTTCCGTCATGTCGATGGGCGGCCCCATCCTCGGATTTACGCAGGCGGTCGCTCTCGCGAAGACCCTCACGGAACTCCTACGATCCTGATGCATCGGTTGATCATGGGGCTTGGTAGTTTTCAGGATGATCCGGTTTATGTCGATCACGTCGATGGCAATGGGTTGAACAACCATCGCAAAAACTTGCGGATTGTTTCTCATCCGCAGAATTTGGCCAACACCGGCAGTCGTGGCGGCACGTCGAAATTCAAGGGCGTCTCCTGGCATGCCGAGAAGGGTCGCTGGGGCGCTGGCATCATGATTGATGGGCGCTTCAAGCTTCTCGGTCGTTATGACGACGAAGAGCAGGCTGCTTTGGCTTACAACTTGGCCGCCAAAGAGGCATGGGGCGAGCATGCTCACCTCAACCAGGTTGATCCGAGCGTTACTCTCCCGCCGCCGCGTACGTATTCGTCGCGGTATCGGGGTGTGAGCTGGGTTCAAAAGTATGCCCGCTGGCGTGCTGGGATCAGGGTTGATGGCAAGCTCCACGCCCTAGGTCAGTACAAAGATGAGCGCGAAGCTGCCCTGGCTTACAACGCTGGTGCTACCAGGCTGCTTGGTGACAAGGCCAAGCTCAATGAGGTACCCGATGCCTGATCAAGCTGAGATCGTTGCCAAGCTACGCAGGTCGATCGCTGAAGAAGCACCATCTGACTCGCCGTACGTAAACGAGTTCTCCAAACACTGGTGGCAGGGCTACAAAGAAGCGATGGATCTGGCTATTCGCATCGTTGAAGATCGTCATACCATGCAGGATTGCTGCAACGTTCACTGCAATAGTCTCGTGCCACCCTGGCATTGCTGGGAGTGTGACGAGACGGAGACCGAGTATGGCGCCGAACACATCAGGGAACACGCACCGCATGACTGACCTTCGCGTTGTTCGTAAGTGGCACACAGACCCCGTATTGCTTGACGCTGTACGGGGCCTGTTCACTTACGGACCGAACGACGATCGAGCAACCGGCATTATCTACGGCGAAGGCCGATCGTGGCCGGAAGAGTTCGCCGCGATTGGTCCACTACTCCTCGCCGATCTGAAGCAAGAGCTCGGCATTGATTACGAGATCGTCGCTTTTCAGGCGTATCGGGATGGCGCCGGCTGCGGCTGGCATACCGATTCGCCGTTCGACGCCCAGGCCGTGCTATCGCTCGGTGTAACTCGCAGTTTCGGAGTCAGGCAAGGCGACGACGAGCCGCAGATCGTACAGCTCGAGCATGGCGACCTCGTGATTATGCCGTCCGGTTTCCAAAAAGAGTGGCAGCATTGTGTGCCTATCGAGGAAGAAGTCACCGGTGAGCGTTGCTCGCTGGTGTTCAGGACAGTATTGAGGGGCTAAATGGTAACCAGGAAGAAGTCGGAAGATGTCACGATTCTGACCGCGCAGGTGATGTCTGAAAAGGGCACGACTGCAGCGTTTATCGAGCTAGTGCAGATCGGTGGCGGATCGCAGACCGTGACGGTGGACGGGGTTCCCGAGGAGCGGGTACATCCAACATCGTCGATTTATCATGTGCGCTGCATTTCGCCGGACCGCATGGTGCCGGACCAGCTCATCTCTGTCGATTCGTACGAAGAGGCTTGCGAGCTCGCTGTCAAATATGCGCAAAAGATGGATGAACACGCCGATCGCGTCGCGTCCCTGGCCGATGATCTAAAGATCGATGGTTGATACTCGCGGCGCTATCAATCTTGGTGCGCCGACCATCTTTACCAAGCCTGAAGAGACTGCGGTCACCTTCGCCAAGAAGCAGCTCACTCAGCTGATTCGCGTGGGTGGCAAGCTTGCCGTGCTTGGCGTCGAAGACAACCTTCGAGCCATGGGCTGGTGGCACATTATGCAGCCGGGCAGCTACGGGATCCCACAAGGTAATCCCGGAGCGCCCGACGAAGAGGGCCGCAATCTCAGTTATGGCAAGAGCCTTTGCGGCAAGATCAACATTGTGACGAACGGTTATGCCGCGGACTGGCGGCCTCCAAAGGGCAATCTTTGCCCGGCATGTTTTGAGAGGATCTAAATGAGCGCCGTTACTGGCACCCAGGCCGAAGTTTTATATGCAATGCCGGCGGCGGTCACCAAGAACACCTACACCACGATTGCAGCGCTTAGTGGGGTGGCAGGCACTAATACGGTCTGCTCGATTCCGGGTGGCTGGCTGCTGAACGAGACGCCGAATCCGGTCGGCCGCACGCTGTACCTGAAATGGTTCGGGACGATCGCCAACACCGCCTCGGCAACGTTCGCGCTGAACATCAATGTCAACCCGACTGTCGCCACGTCCACCAACAGCATCGCTATCAACACCGCCTATACCCCGACCGCGTCGGTCACCGCTGGCTGGTTCGGTGAGGCTTGGATCACCTGCACCGCGTTCGCCACCTCGACGTTCACCTTTCAGGCCAACGGGAACGTCACCTACATGACGATCGCCTCAGGTGGGGCTGTGTCAACCGCGCCATCGCAGCAGGTATTCAGCGGCACTTGGACCGGACTTGATCCTCGCGTCACTCAGTACGTGGAGTTGTTCGGCACTTGGTCGGCGTCGAGCTCGTCGAACACGACGACTCTTTACCAGATGGTGCTGATGGGTCTGAACTGATGCGCAAAACCCCATGGATCGCCGCGGCCGTTGTGACGCTCATCGCAGTCCCTGTGGTCGCATTGGCGGCAGGTGGAACTGCGCCGGATACCTACGTGCCGCCGTGTACGGCGAACACCGATGCTTGCCGGCAGCAGCGGATCGTGGCGCTGGAGAACCACTACAAGCAGCATGTGCACTCCTCGCCCACCCCGACCGCTACAGCCACCACAGCGAGCCCGTCGGCCACTGCTACGACTGCGAGCCCCACACCGACCGCTACGACTGCGAGCCCCACACCGACCGCTACGAGCACCTCATCCACGTTTCCCGACGCGTCCAATACAGGAGTGCCGGCAGGCACGAGCCTCACGGCCTACACGGGGCCGTGCACCATCACCGCAACCGACACCGTGATCGACGGCAAAACGATCGACTGCGACATCACAGTGCAGGCGGCTGGCCTGATTATCCGCAACTCAGTGGTCAACGGTTCCGTACTACAGCCTGACGGAGTGAACGCCTCATTCCGCATCGAAGACTCCAAGATCAACGGGGCCGATCCGTACGCCTGCGTCAACTGCGGCGTCGGCTATCGCAACTTCACGATTCTGCGATCGGAGATCGTCGGCACCAATCGCGGCGCCTACTGCGAGAAGACTTGTCTGATTCAGGATTCTTGGATCCACGGTACGAATCTCGAGCCCGTCGCGTCGAACCTGGCGCACGCCTCGGCGGTGCGGGTCGAGCAGTACGCCACGCTGATCCACAACACCCTGGCCTGCGACTACGTCGGCCCGTTCCCCAATGACGAGATCGGGTGCTCGGCCGACATGTCCGGCTATCCAGACTTCGCACCGATCACCCACAACACGATCGATGGCAACCTGTTCAAGGCCAACCCTGTCGGCGCTGGCTTCTGCGCCTACGGCGGCGGCACCTCGGGCAAGCCGTACTCGGGTGATCCGGCGAACGCGACCTATATCGTGTTCAAGAACAATGTTTTCGAGCGCGGGTCGAATGGCAAGTGCGGCACCTACGGGCCTATCACCGATTTCATCACCGGGCGTACCGGCAACACCTGGACCAACAACCTCTGGTCGGATGGGGCATCCGTCCCTGCCGCCTAGGGGGCGCCTTGTTTCAGAACAGCGGTGAGCGTATTACTGCTATTTGGGCGGTCACGATCATCTCGGTTGCCTTTATCATCATGAATCCGATGATCGGTCGGCCATCACTGCGGTGGCACACCGGCGCCGGCGTGGCGACAACTGCCGCAGTCAGCAGCTGTCCGAATGCACAGCACACGCCTGGTGGTCCTGACTCCTGGGGTGGTTGCTGGCCAGCCGATTTCAGCACCGGCTATCCGCACAGCCTGCCTGGAGACACGCGTTCTCCTGTCAGCCTGTCGTCATACGGCGGCTCGTGCACGATCAGCACGAACGGCACGACGCTGGACAGCCAGAACATCAACTGCCCGTCCGGCCTGACCATCACCGGATTGAACGTGACGATCACCAACAGCCTCATCACCGGCTACGTGCGCGTCGAAACCGATGTCAGCGCATCCACCAAGTCGCTGACGCTCACCGATGTCGAGGTGGACGCCGGCACCACTCAGATAGCGGCGGTGTGCTGCGGCAACACGGTGCTCACGAGGGTCAACTCGCACGGCGGCGTCACTGCGGTGCAGTGCGAGGAGTTGGCGGTCTATCCGTGCACGATCACTGATTCGTATCTGCATGGCCAATACATTCCAGATGATCAGCCGTGGCACCTCGGCGGGTTCCTGTCGGACGGCTCTAGCGCCGGAATCACGATCCAGCACAGCTATGTGGCGTGCGACCATGCGGTCAACTCGGTGGCCGAAGGCTGCACCGGTGATATCAACTTCATTCCGAACTTCGCTCCGATCTCCGGTGCCACCGTCTACCGCAACCTGTTCTACGGATCGGATCAGCTCTCCTATTGCTTCACGGGTGGGGAGAAGGCCAGCTCCCCTACGCCTCACAGTGATCACATCACAGTGACCGACAACGTCTTCCAGCGTGGCGTGTCGAACGTGTGTGGCGACTTCGGCCCATGGACCGACTGGGATGTGACCCAGCCCGGAAACTCTTGGACGAATAACCGGTACGACGACGGCACGGTGATACCCGGAACTTAGAAAAGGGGTACCGCGGTGGCCATTGCGATCCGCGGCACCACCCCAGGAACGGCGACCAGCTCTGTTGCTGCCGTCTCGGTTTCGCTGACGGGCGCTCGCCAGCCGCAAGCCGGCGACAAGCTGATCATCATTCATTCGAATGACTGGTACACGCTCGCCGATATGCCAACCCCCACCGTGGGCGGATCGACGACCGGGGTCAATGCGATCACGAACGGGTCGTTCGACGGCGGTTCATTCGAGGCTCACGGCAAGTCGTACTACTACGACGTTGCCGCGACCGGGGATCTGACGGTTGCGGTCACCGAGACCAGCGCGGGCGATGAGGAAAAGTCGCTCGTCGTCTATGTGCTGTCCGGTGCAGCAACTGGGGCGCCCGACACCGCCGGCACATCGGTAAACACGACGGGTGGCACGACAAGCGAGACCGCCCCGTCGATCTCGCCGACGCAGACTGATTCGTATCTGATCTGTCACATCTCCGACGGCAACGGCGCGAATAGTGCACCGTACACGCCACCGGGTGGCATGTCGGAGACCTACGACTTGACACTGGGCGGCGCCTACGGGGCCAGTGGCGCCGTGCTGCAATTGTCGGCATCTGGCGCGACTGGCACGAAGACGTTCACCTCTACCGGCACCGCACACTGGGGCGGCCTGTCGATAGCGGTGCGGACTGCGGCGGCTGCCGGTGCGGTCGAGTCACCGATGATCTCGTTTCGACCTGGCAAAACGTGGCGGCGGCGGTTCAAGCACCTGCAGCGGCTGGCTCTGGATCAAACCGTTGCGGCAGTGCTGGATGCCGATCCAACACAGGCTGGCTACGGGCTCGGCTGGCGCTGGTGGCGCAATTCGTATGCACCTCAGCAGCGCCAGATCGTAAGCCCTCCCGGGCTGCTGGATACGGCGCTGCTCGAGAACGAGCTGCTCGGTTCCGCTACGACGTGGGAGCAGTACAACCGCGCCGCGACACATGTGGATCGTCGCGAGGTGCCGCAGCAGCGTCTGTTGGAAAGCCCGGTCGGCTTGCTGGATACTGCCGAGCTGGAGAATGAACTTCTCGGCGGTGCTACGACGGCACAGCGCGCGCTAGTCCCGGCATCGCATCGTGATCGCAGGCTTGTACCTCAACCGCGGCTGCAACTGGCAGATCAGGGCTCTGTTGTTTCGACCGACACCGACCCCATCCAGTGTGGCTATGGTCCCGAGTGGAAGCGCTGGCGGCGCGACCCTATTCCGCCGCAGCAGCGCATCCCGTATGAGTCGCCGTACGGAATGCTCGACACCGCCGAGCTGGAGAACGAACTACTCGGCGGCGCTACGACCGCACAGCGGACCAATCTGCCGGCCAGCCACGTGGATCGCCGCGAGGTTCCGCAGTACACGCTGCGCGAGTCTGCCTACGGGCTTCTGAACGATGCACTGCTTGAGGTTCCACCACCGCTGCCTTGGTGGTATGACGAGGCTGCCTACCTGCGGGTGCCCTGGATTCGCCCGAAGCCTGTCCAGGCCGACCAATCTTCGGCGGGCATGCTGCCAGGGCCGATCGGAATTCGCGGCGGCGCACCTGTTACCACCATCACCACCAGCGATCCTGTTTCGATCACCCTGACCGGTGCGAATCAGCCGCAGGCCGGCGATCTGCTGATCATCCTGCACGGCAACGACTACTACCAGCTGACCGACATGCCGACCCCGACGGTTGGCGGGTCCGCGACCGGTGTTACGTCGATCGTCGATGCCGACGGCACAAATCTTTTCGCCCACGTGCGCTCCTACTACTACGTAGTGACGGCAGCGGGCGACCTCACCGTCGCGGTCGACGAAACGGCGCCGGCGGGTGGGGAAAACAAGTGCCTCGCCATCTATGTGCTGTACGGCGCGGACACCTCGAATCCGATTGACGCATCCGGCAGTGGTACCGATACGACGAACCTGGTTTCGACTATGGTTCTGCCGTCGGTCAGCCCGAGCTCGAGCGACGCCTACCTGATCTGCCACCTCAACAACGGCAACGGCGCGTTCACCGACCACTGGACCCCACCGGCTGGCGCGTATACCGAGGACTACGACGCGCACGATTCGGGCATGGGCTACACCGGCGGCCACGAGCAGCTCACATCCTCGGGTGCAACCGGAACGCGCAGCTTCATTTCGCTGGCCGGCTCGAACAACCCGGATGCGCGCACCTGGGCGGGCGTCATCATCGCTGTCCGGACTGCACCTGGAGGCGCGGCACCGGCATCGATTCCGTACGCCTTCCGCGCACCGCAGATCGGTAACTATTGGCAGCCCACCTGGCTTCGCCAGAAGCAGATCCTGTTCGACCAGTCCACGCAGGCATCTGTCACGGATCTGGATCCGACGCAGGTGGGGTCACTGTGGGCCGACTTCGTTTCGGTGACCCATCAACGCCTACCTTGGCTTCGCTTGGGCCCGACGAAAGCCGACCAGTCAAGCGCGGCCAATCCGTTCGACCCGATCCTGTCCGGCTACGGCTGGATCACCGAACTATCTCCGGCAACGCACGCCAGCAGGCGAGTTGCACCAGCGCAACGGATGGCGATCTCCAATCCTGACGATGTCACCACTGTCGTGGTGGGCACCGGTGCCACCGGGGCTTGGTGGGGTGTCGATGACACCTCGGTCTATCTGTGGCACGCGCTGCCGCAGGTTTCGGACCCGAGCATGTTGGTGCCGGCCGTCTATGTCGATCCGACGCAAGGTGGCTATGGGCCGCTGTGGCGTTGGTATCGGCCACCGGTTGCCCCGGTTCAGCGAGATCGGAAATCAGATCCGAATCTGTTGAGCACGGCATTGCTGGAAGATCCCTTGGGGATTGGCTATGGTCCGCGCTGGATGTGGTATCGGCCACCGGTTGCGCCGGTTCAGCGAGAGCGCGAGTCTGATCCACGACTGCTGCTGACGGCACTGCTCGAGGATGCGTTGCTCGGTGGCTGGGATGACATCCTGCGTCACCGCACGTGGTATGTCGATCGGCGCGAGGTTCCGCAGCAACGCAGTTACCCAGATGCCCTGCTGCCTCCGGCGGATCCCCTGCTGACCAACGGCGCAGAGTGGCGCTACAGGTTGATCCCGGCCACCCATAGGGCGCGCTGGGTGCTCAGGCAGTGGTGGCAGCAGCAGATGTCTCAGGCGCAGCCACCGTTGCTGTTCGAGGGCACCACCATCGGTGGCGTACGCGGCGGTCCAACCATCCTCGGCGGTGTCAATAGCGGCGCCGGGTTTATCGGTGGCGTTCTCGGCGGATATTTAACTGGAGGTGTGGTGTGACCGGTGCGGTTCATCCGGACAAGGGCCAGACCTACCGTTATCGCAATACCGTCAAGGATTCCAGCGGCGTCCTCGCCAACGCGGGGACGGTGACCTTCACGGTCACACTGCCCGATCTGACAACGACATCGCCTGCTGTTGTCAATAGCGGCACCGGCATCTACGACATCGCCTACACCACCACCCAGGCGGGGCTCCATCAGATTCGGGGCTCCGCTACGGGTGGCACGCTCGGCACCGAGATCGATTTCTGGACCGACGCCTTCACGGCCGAGGAGCCGGCGCGACTGCTGATCGGTGTCGACGAGACGCTGGCACATCTGCGAGCAACGGGCACGATCACCACCGATCCCGACCGGGAACAGATGCGATTCCTGTGCTCGGTCGCCACCGATGCGGTGGAGCTCGACCTCAGCATGGCGATCGTCAAGCGCACGGTCGTGGAGACCTTCGACGGCGGTTGCTACGAGCTGAGCCTCGGCGTCAAGCCACCGCGGGCCGGCGACGGTGGGTCGATCACGGTCTCCACCGTCAGCGAAGCGGGGACCACGCTGACCGCCACTGACTATGTGCTGCGCAAGCGCGGCTGGCGGTTGATGCGCGGCAGTTCTACGTCTCGCAGTTCGTGGATGCCTGGCTATGAGAACATCACGGTGACCTATGTTCCGGGCTGCGAGTGGGGCGCCGCGCTCGGTGTCGTGCGAATGGTCACCCTGAACACTGCTCAGCTGATGTGGCAGTCCTCGCAGCAGGCCGAGCATCCCTTTCTGGACCAGTTTGTCTCGCGCACCACGGTCGGCTCCCGGACCACGATCGCGACGAGCGCTTTTGCCTCGATTTCCGAGGTGGCGAACAACGCCTATCGTGCGCTGCGATCGGTCAACTACGCATGACCACCCATCCAGCAATACGCGCAGCGTTAGTAACCCTGCTCGAGACCACGTTCGCTACGTGGGATCCGATTGTTCAGGTTGTCGACGGTTCACCGGTCGGAGTGACCACCCTCGGTCCGGACCTGCTGATCATCGGGGCCATGCGCGGCGTGCGCTCTGCCGGCAGTCAGAACCGTATTCGCACCACCACGCGGAACATTCCGTTCGGAACCTCCCAGGACGAGTACACCGTTGATCTGATCATCTCGGTGTCGCGGGCGATGCCCGGTGAGACGACCGATGTGATGCAGCGGGCTGACGACATCTTCGAGGCTGCGCGTGACGCGATCGAAGCCACCGATGATCTCGATGTCACCGGGGTCTACGAGGCGTTGCCGACGGGTGACTTCGAGTTCGATCCGATCTCGGATTCCAACGGCCGGTACGTAACGGTGAGCTGGGGTCTCGACGTAACAGCTCGCGACTGATGCTCGAGGTCAATCGCACCGCTCGCACGATTTACGGGCGAGCGATTCCTTGGGACATTGTTGTATTGCTCAATCGTCAACGTATTGCGTTGGTAAAAGATGCGCTCATCTGGTCAGGTGAGCCCTTGAGTTTGCTGCTTCGGCATGACAGTTCGCTAATCGTCGGTCGAGTCATTGATATGCAATCCGCCTCCGATGGATTGTGGGCGCATCTTCTAGTCGCGCGCGGTAATCGTGGCGATAAAGCTCTTGCTTTGGTTGAAGCCGGCTGGGGGTTCTCACTGGGCTTTACCACGATTGAAGCCGAGTCCCGCGGCGGTACCGAATGGACAACACGGGGCGACATAGATGAGCTCTCTCTAGTTCCAAAACCCGCTTTTCCGTAATGAAAGGATGCGTGAGCTAATTGCCCGCATACACCGGCGCCTTCGTTCTGCGGAACAGCGTCTTCACTCTTGGCGGCACCAGTTTCGCCAATCAAGTCTGGGATGTGACGATTGAGCCCGACACTCCCGTCCAGCAGCAGCGCACCTTGGTACCGGACGGCACCATCTCTGATGTCGACTCTGCAACCTGGGTGATGAAGGTCACCGGCTTGCAGGATCCCCAGGCCGGCGGTTTGGCTGCCTATCTGTTTACCAATGCCGGAACGCAGGTCGCGTTTACGTACGCGCAGGTGAACACGGTTGGCAAGGTCAAGTATTCGGGCACCGTGATTGCGGTTTACCCGACAGTTGGCGGCGAGCAGGGCGAGTTCGCTCAATTTGAAATTGAAATGCCAATCATCGGTACGCCCACCCTCGGCGTTGTCTAAGAAAACGGAGATTGATTCATGGCTGCATTAACACCCCAGGCCGTTAACAGCGCCGGGGCAACGCCAACCTACGCCGCCATTTCAGCGTCGGACACTGTTGATATATCTACGCTGAATGGTCTCGTTTGGTTGCACATCAAGAACACTGGCGGTAGCAACAACACTTGTACTGTCGTTGATGCCGGTACCTCGCCAGCTGGTAACTCTGGTGCGGATACTGCCTATACGATTCCCTTGACTACGGGTGACAAGGTGATTCGGTTGCGGTCGGAACTGGCTTCAGCTGGTGTCATTACGATCACAAATTCGCAGACCACGGGTGGCACCTGTGGAGTGTTTTATCTTGCTCTTCCCTGATCCGTTAACGTTATAGAGAAACCAGGTGAGTTAACTGAGCGCCACAACATTCGATCTGGAAGTTTGGATCGACAACCAGGATAAGCCCACGGTGGTCCGGGCCGACCAGCGAGATATGGCTGCGTTCGAACTTGAATACCGCGTTGGTACATCACGGGCTATTGACGAGATGCAGATGGTGTTTTTCCGGTATCTCGGATGGCATGCGTTGCGTCGGACCGGGGTGCTCGATGCGGCTATCGGTAGGGATAAGTGGCTTGAACAGGTTATCTCTATTGAAGTGGTAGATGACGAAGAGCCGGTGGGCCCCACGAGCCCGGCAGTGTGATGGACAGCTTGGTGCGCCTCAGCCTGGTCACCAAGCTGCCACTGTCGGAGTTGTTGACTTGGGAACCAGAATCGATCGCCACAGCTTTTTTGTGGTTGCACGAAAAGCAGAAGGCTGAACAGCAGGCATCCAAAGGGCGGTGATCCCTCATGGCCGTAGAGGAGCTGTACGCTATCGCGGCTGCGATGCGCAGGGCAGGCGCAGGCGGAATTCGTAGCGATACTGCTCGGAGTTTACGCGCGGGCGCTGGGCCGGTTCATGCGGCGGTCGAAGCGAGTGTGCTTGCCAAGCTGCCACATCGCGGCGGGCTCGCCGCATGGGTTGCCGATGCGAGCTTTAGCTATCGAGTGACAGCTGGGCTGGATGTCATTGCGCGCGTCAGGGTCGGTAAGGCTGGTCACGATTTGGCGGGATTAGACGATGGCCTGGTTATTCATCCGGGCAATAGGTATGGTCCGGGTTGGTATAAACAGCCCGTTCCGCCCGGGACTATCAGCGATCCCATTAGGGAAGAAGGTGGCAATCAGCTTGAGCAGGCCGGTGTAGCTGCAATCGATCGCGCCGTGGTAACGATTATTAGTGCTTAAAGTCGTGAGGAGGCGAAGATGCCATCACGCGACGTAGAAATCAATCTGATCGCTCATGATCGCACCGGTCGGGCAACGCGCAGTGCTGCGAGGAATCTGGATCAGCTCGCGCGCAAAACCGAAAAGATCAAGACTCAGACGATCAAGACTAAGGTCAATGTTGGGACTGCGAACACCAAGAAGGTCGAGCAGGAAGCGAAGCGCCTCAACAATAGATTGAAAAGGATTTTTCACAAGGGTGGCTTCAATGCGGCCTCAGCGTTTGGCCAAGGTTTTATCAATGCGCTTACCTTTGGACAGGCGAACATTGGTAGCTCTGGTATTGCACGCAAGTTATCACCCAAGTTTGCGTCCGTCGGCATAACCATTGGTGCGGTATTTGCTGCGAAGCTCGTTACCACCGCTGCAACAGCGATTACTGCTGGATTATCTGGGGTACTCGCCCTAGGCTTCCTAGCTGGTCCGGTTGTCTTTCTGCTGAAACAGCAGACCAAGGCGGCCAAGTTGGCTGATCAGACCCAAAAGAAAGTGGCTACCCTTCGACATACGTTGGCCGTTGCCGAAGCTGCAGATGCTCGCAAGACTGGTCGTAAAGGCGATACTAAGGGTGCCAAGGCTGATCGTACGGCGCGAATCAAGGATCTGTATAAGCAGCTTGCGGCACAGACCAAGATTGTTCGAGATAATCGGAGGCTGGCTCAGGGCTATTTGCAACTCAAAAAAGATGCCAAGAGTTTTATTACGACCATCTCTGCACCAGTCAAGACACCTCTGGCAGAATCACTGACGGCAATTGGTGTTGGTCTTGATCGACTAAAGGCTCCAGTTCGTGCCTTCACGGCCGCGCTTGGTCCCGCCCTGGCGCCCTTTGTTAAGGGTGTCATGCAGGGGTTGCTGAATTTCGTCAATGCGCTCAAGCCTGCTCTCCCTGGCATTGTTGCTGGGTTCAAGCAGTGGGGTATTGAACTAGCCAATATCGGTGGAGCTCTAGGCAAGGCGCTTGCTGGGATTCTGAGTGATCCAGCAAAGGTTGTGTCCGCAGTCAAATCGATCTCCGGCACTATTCAGGGACTGATTGGATTCCTCGGTATTTTGGTGGATTGGCTCACGAGTGTTGACTTGGCTTGGTCCAAGTGGGGCAGTGGGTTCAATGTCGGTACGGTTATCGGAAAATCGGCTGCTGTTCAGAACGCAATTGCCGCGATGGCGATTGGGATTATTAGCGCCATTCAGAAGCTGCTCCCCGCTGTCGCGAGTATGGTTAGCTTCCTGGGTCGTGCTTTTGTCGGAATTATCGAAGCTTGGAATGCGCTGCCGTTTACCAAGAATATCGACACTGGGCCGATAAAGGATTTCACCAAGGCGTTTGAGACAGAGGTCCCCAAGTGGATAGTCTCGCTCGAGAACTATAAGCAGGCAGCTAAGCAGGCTCAAAGAAAGATCAAGCTGCAGGCCGATGCGAAGGATCTTCAGTCCAAAATTGCAGCAATGAAGGCCAAGCTAAAGACTCTTCCGAAGTCTAAGCAGACCGAGATGAAGGCCAAGATCGAAAGGGCCGAGGCGCGGCTGCGAAAGCTGCAGGGCGAGATTAACCAACTGCACGGTAAGTCGGTTGATATTTGGATCAAGACCCACCGCGCCACCTATTACAGCGTGCATGGCAACAAAGGCCGCGTACCGACAAACCCGAAGGGCGATAAGAAGCCCCCGGCTGCCGGCATAAGTTGGCAGGCTGGCATGCTCGACGGCGGTGGCATGTCTCGTACGGGTGGCCCTTCGGCAGTGAATGTTGCAGCGCCGGTCGTGGATACCAGGGTGTTCATCGACAGCCGCGAGATTCGCTCGGTGGCCCGCTCGACCGTGCTGGATGAGAATCGGCGCAACGCCTATCGAGCACGTGTTGGCAGAAGGTGATTCGTGACCGAGCGGAGGGACAACAGCAATGACTGACGACCTCCGCTCTAGGTCAGAGAATTGGCAGCTGTATCGACGCGATTGGTCGCGGCAGCAGTGGATTGCGAATCATCTGTTTCGCAAGCGCAACGCGGTCGCATTGCCGCAACCGGGTCTTTCATTGACGTTGTTGTCGACGTGGCCACAAAGCGTTCAAGTCACTGCGGGTGGCTTGACAGCGGGCCAGGTTGTGACGATCAACCGTACGCCGGCTGGATCGACAACCGCGGTGACAATGCGTGGTGCTGATGCGGTAACCATGACGACCGACACGTTGACCAAGGTGGATGCCGAGGCTCCGTTCGGTACGGCGCTCACCTATCGACTCATCGTGGACGGGGTCACCACCGCAATTGCCATCACGACTCTTACCTTGACGGGTGGCAAGGTCGCGCTCACCGATGCCATCTCGGGTGATGCGGCCGAGGTCGTGGTTCTGGCGTGGCCAGAGAAAAAGTGGGAACGGGCCTCGTCTGTCTTCGCGGTCGGTGGACGGAACATTGTCGTCTCCGGTCAGGCTGCCGGCTTCACTGGCACGATCGATCTGTTCACCGAAACCAATGACGCGAAGCACAACGTCTTCGAGTTGTTCCAGTCTGCGACATCAGGGATTGTGCAAATCCGCCAGGACGGGACGTACGACGGTGTGGATGCCTACATCTCCGCCCTGTCGTTCTCGGAGCAACGCTATTCCCAGGACGGCTCGGACGAGCGTCGCATCCTCTCTCTCGACGTGGTTGAGACCGGAGCATGGGCGCCGACTTTGGAGTCTCCTGGATTCACTCTCGACGACATCAAGGCTGCCTATGTCGGGATGACCTACACCGATCTGGCTGCTGCTTACGGCACTCTTTTGGACCTCGCTTTGGGCGATTTTTCATGATCACGATTACTGATGTCGCCGAGGGGATCCTCAACGGCTACAGCTATCAGCAATACTTCCGGCTCCAGTCCTGGCTCGGCAGTGAGTTGCTGGCCGAAGACATCCCGGCCGTCAACGCCTCCGAAGAACTGGATGCCACACTGCGCGTGCCGGAGCGACTGACGTTCGAGGTGCCCGTCGTGGCCGACGCGGTCTCATGGGTGCCGACTTCGTTCAGTTCACCGCTCGGCGCCTACGGGCAGCGCATCACCGCGCAGATCGGGCTCGGCGTCGGGTCGGGCGCTATCGAGTGGATGAACCGCGGGGTCTTCCTGCTCGAGTCCGCGGAGACCGCTGGCAACTCGATATCTGTCGAGGCAGTCGGGCTGCTGCAACTGGTGGACGAGGCCGAGCTCGCCACTGAGTATCAGCCGAAAGCTTCGGCGACCCTGAAGACCATTCTGCGTGCCATGGTGGAACCCGGCATCACCATCGACTTCGACAGCGCGCCTACCGATCGTACGGCGCCGACCGGCATCACTTGGTCGGACAGCCGCCTCGACAACGTCTACAGCGTTTTGGATGCATGGCCGGCGCAGGCCCGGATCACCGAGAACGGCCATCTCGATGTGACCGCGGTGCCCAGTGACCCGACCACGGTTGATGTGGTCTTCGATTTCACTGATGGCACCGGCGGCACGGCGATGGAATACAACACCTCCATCACCCGTGACGGGGCCTTCAACTCGGTGGTGGCGAAGGGCCAGTATCCCGACACCGCGGGTGCTAAGGCTGGCCAGGAAATCATCGCCACCTCTTACGACACCGATCCAGATTCGCCCTATCGCTACGGCGGTCCCTTCTCGCCGTACCTGGTGCCGTTCGGCTACGAATCGCCGCTCATGACCACGCTGGCGAAGGTTCAAGAGGCCGGCAACACACGACTTCGTACGTTGCGACTGAAGGCATCCCGCACCGTGCAGATCACCTGCGTTCCGCACCCTGCCCTGCAGCTCGGCGACGCCGTCTCGGTCACCTCTATCAGGCTCGGCTTGGATGGCGAGGTCGGCCGGATCCAGGCCATGACACTGCCGTACTCACCAGAGGGCGGGGCGATGCAGGTCACCGTGCGCCTGACGAGGGTCGGCTGACGTGGATTTCGAGGGCATTCGCGTTCCACAGGATTCGGTGGTCGTACGAGGTATTGCGACTGGCGCAGTGACGGCCGGGAAGACTGTCGATGTCAGCTTCGCCGGAACCACCGTCACCTGCCTTGCCGCGCGCGACCTGACCACTGCGACCGGCGATGTCGTGATCGGCTTGCGGCAGCCTGGACAAATTGTCATCGTGGCCCGGCTTTTCGCCACGGCACCCAGCGCACCCGATTCGGGTACCGGGATTCCGGCGCCTGAATCGTATTCGGTCGGCAGCGACCTGGTCGTCTATCCCGTCGAGACCCGCTCCTATCGCTCCGGTGGTTGGCGCACCGACATGGACGACCTGCTGCAGGGTGAGTGGGGTGGCCAAATTTACACGGGGTGCGCCTTCTACGGCACCACGCCGCGCAGCCTGTCCGGCGCCACCGTTACCGCCGCGACCATCATGGTC